AAACAGAGAATACTCTGGCCAAGTCCACCAAGCAGGCCGGTGACGGCGTGCTCAAGCCCTGCTCCCACGAATTTACGCCGTTGCGTGTGATGCTCAACCGCCGTGCCAGTTCTGCCTGTGTCCATCCGCGCTCCTCGCGCAGCAGCTTGATCTTTTCTGCTATCATTGTCACCGCCTCCTTACACAAAAAGTATAGATTACCCGTCTGATTAGTCATTATCTTTTGGGCTCCAACCCTTGACACAATTCGACAGGAGGACGATAATAAAATAGGAAAAGTCAAGAATACAAAAGAATGTAGG